GGGGAAGGAGTTGGAAATGGTGTAGGAAGTGGAGGTTCTGAAGGATTTAAAGTTTCTGGTGGAGGTGGAGGTGGTGGAGGTTGGGGAGGTTGTCTAGTGCAATTTAAAATTTCACCGGGTTGTATAGGATAAACTCCAGTTGTAACTGTTTGTTGGGGTGTAACTTGAGTTTTTAAAAAAAACATATACCTTATACTTATATTAAAAGATATAAGTTGTTATATGGATTGTAAGGTTTTAAATTTAAATAAAGATCAATCTTATATTTTAGTTGGTAACGGTCCTTCATTGTCTACTAAAGAATTAGGAAAAACTATAGATCAGTACGACGAAGTTATAAGATTTAATAAATATAAGATAGAAGGATTTGAATCACATGTAGGTTCTAAAACTACAATATACTCAACTTTTGGGAAAGATGAATTGCCTGCGGATGAAAATCAAAGACCATCAAAAATAATATTCATACATGGAGATAATGGTGTACCATCATATCAACCAGAATATATGATGAGAATACCTTTGTCTTTTTATCACCAATTGAGACATCAATTACAAGAAGAAACTGTGTTACAAGACGATGTTAATCGTCTTATACCTTCTAGTGGTATTTTAGTAATGTCCTATTTACTAGAAACTTTTTTAAATAATATAACAATTACGGGCTTTGACTTTTTTTGTAAAAGAATTGACTCTCGCCACCACTATTGGACACAAAAATCTTTTAAAAGACCAAAAGAACATGATGGTGGTTGGGAATATAAAAAAATGTTGCAGTATAAAAAACAAGGTAAAATTAATGTTTTATAAAAGACAAGATAATCGGACTTATGAAGATATTAGAGGACTGTTTTTATTAATTGAAAAGTTTGTAGTTTTTTGTATTTCATAATTTTCAGAATACCAAACTTCTTCTTTAAATTTTTTTGCAGAATAAAACAAAATGTTTTCAGTTATATTACATTTATACACACTGTTACCAAAACCATCTTGTATTTCTCCTAAAATATCTCCATCCTTACTAACTACTATAGAGAAAATGTTTGCGGAAGAAGATTGACCTGTAATAATGTATGTATCATTAAAAGGAGCTATGCGATATACCTTTTCAAAAAAAGGAAAAACTATTTCTTTATCTTTTATAACAGCTTTGTTAGAAAATACGTAATTTGTAAATTCTCCGTCAAAAAATCCTTGCCAAAGTTTTTCTTTTGTTACTTCCCAACTATTGTCATTATTTTTTTTATAAACTTTATAGTTATAGCTTAAGCTTAATATGTCATTAATAAAAATAGGGGAACAGTGAACATGAAAAGGAGATTTTGGTTCGTGTAAAAATTCTATTTCATTGTATTCTTCTAAATTACCAGAAACTAATTTCCAAGGCATATAGTCTACATTTTGATATTGTTTGTATTCATTTGCTATACAAAAATAACCAAAATTTTGATTTATAAAAAAAGGCATGTGTGAATATTTCATTGTAAAGTTTTATTAAGGGGTAGGAGGCGGTACTGGTGGAGTGATTGGGTCTGTATCACATCTTATAGTTAAAGTTAAGTAGTCGGAATAAGTGTAGTTAGAAGTAAATTGAAAAGTGTCGGTCAAACCAGCAGTTCCACCATTTGGTTCCCATACTAAAGTACCATCATTAGTTACAGTTCCTCCTATGATATAATTATAACCGCTTCCGGAAAAATATGCTCTAAGATCATATACCCTATTTCCGCCTGGACAACATCCGGTACCTGAACCATATGCCCCTGCATCAAAATAAGACGAAAGGTCAACAGAACCACCATTTGCAATGGATGTGAAACTAACAATATTTCCTGCGCATACTGGAGTAGGTGGTGGTGTAGGAGTAGGTGTTGGAGTTGGAGTTGGAGTTGGAGTTGGTGAAGGTGAAGGGGAAGGTGAAGGTGAAGGTGAAGGGGAAGGTGTTGGAGAAGGTGAAGGTGAAGGTGAAGGTGAAGGTGAGGGAGAAGGGGAAGGGGAAGGAGTTGGAAATGGTGTAGGAAGTGGAGGTTCTGAAGGATTTAAAGTTTCTGGTGGAGGTGGAGGTGGAGGTGGTGGAGGTTGTGGAGGTTCAAAAATACAATTTTGTTGCTCTAATATAATAGGATATTGACCAGGTTGTGTAATTTTGTTTGGAGTTACTTGAGTGTATATGAATTTCATTCCAATAACCCTAGTCCTTTATACAGATAATATGAAAACATTGTTTCCATTGCTCCTTCATTACCAGACCAAAATTCTTCAGATGATGTATATTCTGATAGTGTTGTTTGTGGATTACTCCAATCTATTAGTCCTTCTATTTGCGTATTATCAAAACCCGGTTCAAATGAATAAAATTCATAATATTGGTCCCATGTGATAGGGTCTAGACCTATAGAAGATGCCAGATCATTTAAACTATACGCAGACAGACTATTTAATTCTCCTGTTGGTATTAATCTGTAAGAATCTATAGACTTTGCTTTTAAAACTACAGGAGTACCCGCTGAAACATAATATGTGGAAGTGGAAATTAAATTTCCTCTATTTAATATACCTTCTTTTGATGGTACATTAAAATTATCTTGATTTTGCAGTCTTGTACCCCATAAACGGGTTTGATTAACGCTGGCTAGATCCATCAATCTTTTAATTTCAAATGGATAATTTAAAATAAAATCGTCTGAATCTAAATCTAAAGAATTTGCTAAGCTGTATAACTGATCGATGTTACAATAATCTAAATCTGATTGATTATTGACAAAATTTGATATTTTTTCATAACTTTCGACACCCAAATCATCATGTTTGAAAGGATACTGCCCGAAAATAGTTGCTAAAAAATTATCAAACAAAAAGGTACTTTCTACAAGTGAAGGCATGAATGCAACATCTTTCATTTGCTTTGCTAAGTCATGATTTTCATTTATTTTATAAATTTCATAAGGATTTTCTTTGTAAAAATTTAAAAAATTAGATTGACCTGTAAGATAAACTGTTGTGGATTCATTATAACTGTAATCTGGTAATTTAGATACACCATATTTATTAATCCATTTCCAACCAGACCAATCTCCTTGAGCTTGTAAAGATTTCGTCCAAATGTTATATTCCATTTGTGTCGGTTCAAATTGATCGTCTAAGAAATAATTAAAACCTTGCGGGTTAACATAAAATCTATTTTCTAAAGAAAAGGTATTAGCATTTACAACATAAATTTGATTTTCTACAGAATTAACAACGTATATTTTATTTCTTATGTCTGATGCAATTCCTTCAAAAGCGGTTTCATCTGTGTTACGAACTGGATATATCCAGTCTGGTATATATGATGTGATATCGGAACCTGATAATTGAAGAGATGATACACTACCGGTTGTGTTATTGATGTAACCTATCCATTGATAACTGTGTGTAAACCATAGATTTTGAGATACATCTAAAGTAATATGATTCGGTCCACGGAACGGTCCAAAAGTACTCAATAGAGTGCCGTTTGTATTTCTTTTTTCTATAAATCCAGCATCATTATATGAAATGTGAGATAAACAAACCCATATATTCCCGTCTTTGTCGGATGCAAGTTCTTGTGGATGAGTTTGTATAGGGTAGTTGTAGCTGTATGTTAATTCACCGTCTGAATTATATTTGATTAAAAATCCGCTGAATGTATTTGAATATGTAACCCATGCATTATTGTTTATATCTGTTTCAATACATGTCGGTTCTATCAAATTAACATCTTCAAAATTGTCTGCAGTCGTAGTATAGAAAAAAGATTCCTGGTCAAATCTACTAAGAGCTTCTTGGTCTCTTGGTAGATTTGATGGTGTAGGTAAAACGTAACCAGTTGTGCTTAATGGGGTAGTTGCGAATAAAAAGTTACCAGAGGGATCAAATTTTAAAACAGAAACTGTGTCATATAAGGTCATCCAGATGTTTCGATCACCATCTAATGAAATGCTTGCTGGGGATACTTGATTAGGTACTAGATATTGCAAACGATTTGTTTCTACAACCTCATTAATATCTATAGCACATAATATCTTTCCTTGTGTAGAAAATCTATAAAGCTTATTCATTTCTCTATCACTTGCCCATGCATGGAAATTTGGAGCAGGTAGAGCTGCTACACTATTAATACCATGAAATCCAGACATTGACATTGGATCATCTGTGAAGTTTGGCTCTGATATTATTGGGACTTCAAAATTATGAATTTGTGCAATGTTTAAATTAGGAGTCAAGACTGCAGATAAACTATTTTGATATTGGTATTGAGCAGTAACCATCAAACCGGCTTCTGGATTAGACAACCATAAAATAGGCATAATAAAGTTTGCAGATAAATTGACACAAGGCATAATACATCCAGCTGTTATTACTGCAGATTGTGTAGTAATTTTTTCTGTTGTAAAACTGCCTTTATAATAACCCGGTACTTTATAGCCTGTATTATCTATCCATTGAATTATAGGTGGTTGAGGTACAAAGTTAGAACTAATACCGGTAGTGCCTATGGATAAAGATACAGTTCTATTATTAGTTAAAGGAAAATTATGTGAGAAATTTAAAGAAGGATTATAAACTTTAACCCCGTTACCGTCTATCCAATCATCTGGATAAGAGTTACCTAAATAAACAGTATTTGCTATGACTGGATTTACAGTTTCAGACCATCTTGGATTACTAAAGTTTCTAATTCCGTTTTCTGTTATTTTTAAATATTGTGGAGTTCGCCATAACACGATATAAGGACATGTTGCAGTTGCTAAACTATTACTAAAACCGGGTAAACTTTTATCAGAATTAAAACTATCACTAAATCCTCTAATGCCACTAGTTTGTAGTGTAGCTATTATGGTTGTATATGGTTGTTGTGAAGCTGCTAAATCAAAATTATATATGTCGTCTATAAAATAAAATTCTGCATAACCAGAAACTCCAGCAACCTTTCCGTTTGGATCTAATCTACCATCTTCATCTATTCTCAAAATGCTGTCTTGAGTTTTTATTGATTGAATAACATTTCCTTCTAAATCTGTAAATTTCCATTCTGGTCTTAAAAATGACCATTTGTTTTGTGGGTTTTGATTTTGATAGCTACGAGAGAATTGACATCCTAAATCTATGATATGTTCTCCGACTTTGGATGAAGTTATATTAACTTTAAAAGGATATCTATTGTAATGTCCTGCGAAAGTTGGAGGTGGTACAAAATCAAAATAAATAGACTCGTTTACATATAAGTTGACGTTTATTGTGCTGGTTACTTGTGTTAAAGTAGTGGCACCAGTATTAATATTTTTTGAGTAAACATTATACGAAACTAAAAAATTTCCCGGATATGAATATACATGGGAAGGTGATGGGTTTTGATTAAACGTACCGTCACCAAAATCCCACAAAACTTCTTGTAAAATTTCATATTGGCTTGGTGTTGCTACAGAATTAAAAATAAACTCTGTAACATCTGCGTAACCAATTGTTTTATTAATAGTAAAACTAGCTTGCATAGTTTTAATTAAAAGTCTACAGCTTTAATAGACGGTGACAGTGGTTCAATTTGAATATAGCTTTCTATATTAGATAAATTATAAAAAAGAGGATATTTAAAAGGTTCTAAAGGTAAATTTTGTGTAAATGTAGATACATCTTGATTACCATATATAGAATTCCATATTAATAAAGAAATACCTTCAATATATACTTGATAGTCTGGACGATATGTTTGTATTTTATATACACCGTCTACTTGGAGTATATCAACAGATAGTTGGTATACATTAATAACTTGTCCTAATTTAGAAGTTTGGCGGTTAAAAAACTTTCTTATAACATTTGCGACATCAGACTGTATTGCAGAATTTGCTCTTCTTGAATTTGTGTCTTTTGTGATTAACAATTTAGATTGATATAAATCATTAATTGTAGGTGCTTGGTTCGGAGCTTGTGCATAGAAAGCCAAGTTCATATAAACCGGGTCCATTGGAACGATTTGGGATGTTATGGTTTTTGATTCTTGCAAGCTATTTAATATCAATTCTTTTTGAGCTGGGGATAGATATTCTTGTTGGTCACTTTGTGGTACACCGTAGAAGTATAAATTGTTAAAATTGCAGCTATTAGCAAATTTAATCTGGTTATATAATACTTGGTTTTGTAGTTGAGGAGAATTTAATCCTATGTCATACAGATATTTAAGATGCTGATTTAAATAATTGTCATTGTCTAATATTTTGACATCTGCTAAAACATTGTTGAAGTTTGTTTTTAAGAAAGATTCATAATCTGTGGTTGTAACCAAACGATATTGTGATCGGAATCTTTGTGGAGCGTTTTTGCGTATAGCATCCACATTTTCTTCTGATACATATGTTGTTGAAGGATATTGATTTGTAAATCTAATATAACCCGTATTACGTGTTGTTAAATATGAACCATATGATTCTGCTGTGTCATCTAATATTTCATTAAATCTAGTAGAGTTGAATAAAATTAAAGAACTATTATTAAGAGCATTTGCACCAAGAGGTTCTGCATTTGGGTTAATTCTTAAATAATATATAGCAATTTGATCATTTGCGTTGAGCTTTCTACCATTTATACCATCTCCGAAACTTACTTCATATCTTTTATTTTCGTTGAAACGTGTCTCATAAACCATGTCATTTCCCTTGTGTAAGAACAAATCATTTGTTATGAGCCATTTTTCCCATTTTGTGGAATTTAATTGTTTAACATAAACAAAAATATTAAAATGGTCTATTTGGGTTTCTTCAGATAATGCTAGATATATAACTTCATTTTCAATGCCTATTGCAGTATATGTAGGATATTCTTGAAATATACCTTGATATAATAAATTATTATTAGATAAGATTATTTCTTCAGTTCCAACAGCTGTAGGACCGGTTTCTGTCGGCATATTAGAAAATGTAATATCCTGGTTTATAGTGTATTGAGTATCACCAACATTTAAATACGTGAATCTAGGTATAGCATAATTGTTTGAGGTTAAACCAGAACCAACGTTTAAATTAAACGATACATTTTGAGTCAATCTACCAATAGGTTTATAATTTAATAATTTAACTATGCGATTCATGTTTTCATAGATTTGAGCTTCTGAAAACATACTTTCTGATGAAGTTTTATTTAAATAAAATAAAAGGGTACTAAAGCTATAACTTATAACGTCTATCAAAGCCGCTAAATTTGAACCTTGATAGTTTTGATCTGTAAAGACCTGGCCTTGGTTCAATCTATTGACTATTATGTCTCTCAGACTTCTTGGGTCAAAGGCAACATATGAATTTTTATTAGTTTCTATAAGATATTCGCTCATGATATGGTGATATTATTGTTATTTTGTATTTGTATTGAGAAAGATTGAATCTCACCCTTATTTAATAACTTATACGTAAAAACTATATAATACAGGTTTTGATCTGCTACAGGTGTTACTTGTATTTTTAAAATTCGTACTCTTGGTTCATATGTTGAGACTACATCATAAATTTTATTACCTATAACTTGTGCTTTAACCGGGCTTACAGATTCAAAAAGAAATTGTTCTAAATTAGCACCAAAGTCTGGTGTTAAAAGTTTTTGTCCGGGTCTTGTTGTAAAAATATTATACAAGGAATTACGTATCGCATCTGTGTCTGTATCAGCCAAAACGTCATTAGAATTGGATGGGTCTAACCCTACCCCAATTTTGCGTTTAAGTGCTAAGTCTAAATGCAAATCTACATATATAACACCTTTGCTAGATGTTTCTTTAGACGGATAATTAGTGGGGGAAAACGTTTGACGGGGTTTAATTAAATTATCTATGTAAATTGCTGCCATGTCCGGATAAATATTTAGGTCTAACATACTATATATGAACCAAAAATATAACAAATTCGAAACTTTATTTGAAACCGCTTTTACACATTTTTCAAATGGCGGCTTTAGAGAAGGTACAGCTATCACTATAAAGCCTGCATTTACCAAAAGTGATTACTTTAAACAACATTATGCAGGTCATGAAGCTTTTTCAAAATTTTTAAAAGAATTAATTGATAATAACGTTTTATTTTTTATTAAACGTGTTGTCGGCGAACATTATGCAGATGTTAAGGATTCTAATGACAATGAAGGTGCTGGGCGTACATATCTAGTATTACGTTGTGATCCTCGTGTCGTGCAATGGCCAACAGAATATGGAGAATTTACAGTCCCTGGAGACTGGGATTACGTAGAAATCAAAGACTATGGTATTAATCTACCACCAGTTAATGGAGTACCAAATAAATACGAAAGACCTATTGGAACCAATGCTAAAGTTTTTAAATTAGAAACTGATTTAGGTAATCAACCTACAGATAACATGTTGCCTTCTAAGAATACATCTATTCCGGCATCTCCAGCTTTAAGCAAGCGTTACGCTTGATTAAAAGAATTTTCTAAAGCTAGAATACAGCAAAAAAAGTTTATTTCGTGGTCTAACACGAATGAATCTCTGTACATATATTCGCCGATATCAATCATTAAAGACTTTTTAAGATTGTCTGGTATTTGCCATTCGTAGATAAAATCAAACATTCCTTTAAGAAGTTGGTGATAGTCACTGTTGAAGCTTCTTTCAACTTCTATTACATGTTTGCGTATCTCTAAAGAACCTTTGCGATCTAATAATGCTTTGACAACGAATTCACTCAAATTATAAATTTGATCGTTCTCTTCTATCTTTAAATTTCCAGTTATAGAAAATCTTTGCAAATCATTAATGATTCTGCGTAAATCTGGATATCTATTCTCAACAAAAGATAATAAAATATTTTTTTGATCAGGTGCAACCTTGATGCTTTCTTCTTTAAGAATGTATATACACCTTTTCAAACATCCTTCTAAATCTGGTTGTAATTTAAATAATACACATCGAGAACGAATAGGTTCAATAATTTTATTAAGATAGTTTGCGGTTAATATAAATCTAGTAGTATCGGAATATTCTTCCATGACATTGCGCAATATACGCAAACTTTCACCTGTTAATCCGTCTGCTTCTTCTAAGATAACTATTTTCTTTTTATCATCTATAGACCTTGTTTGTGCAAAGCTAATTACTTTGTTGCGTATAGTGTCTATGCCATTTTCATCTGAAGCATTGATATAAAGGTATTGACATTTAAGGATATCTTTAACTATAATTTTAGCTAAAGTACTTTTACCCGTTCCAGGATTACCGTAAAATAAAATGTTAGGAACATCATCTTTTAAAGATGTAAAATGATTCCTGACATCATCTATTAATACAATCTCATCTAATTTATGAGGTCTGTATTTCTCACACCAAAGTTGATTGTAATGGTTCATTTACCAGAGCTTCCAAAACCTTCTTCGCCTCTTTCGGTTTCTTCTACTTCTTCGGTCCATACAGGTTCAATACACAATAAAGGGAAATATGCAATTTGAGCTATACGATCACCTTTGATTACATCATAATCTGAGTCTGAAAAATTATACAATTTAACATCTAAACTTCCTCTATAAGGATTGTCTATAACTCCGAGATGAGGTTGTATTCCGTGCTTAAACCCCATACCAGACCTTGGTAGAATCAAATACCATACACCTTGAATAATCTTGCCTACTTTCAAACCTATAGGTACAATAGCTGATCCTTTAGCTGGAATTAAAACGTCTTCTACTGCTGTTAGATCATAACCAGTGTCTGACAAATTTTTCTTGCTAGGTAAAACTGCATCTGGGTGAGTTTTAATAAAATGTATATTAATTGGCTGAAACGCTTCTATAGGTTGTTGGTTCATATATTTATAATATAAGGTTTTTTGATAAAATCTAGAGTAAATTTTGCTATTTAACTTTAACAAATATAAGTATTGATATCCGTTAAAACATCAGTATAATATAAAAACATGGATTCGTCAAATGAAATAGATGATATTGTAGAACAGCTTCGAGCTGATTCGGTTCCTACAAGTCAAAGCATACAACCAATTAACATGGAAGAGATAAAAAATCTTTCAGATGAGAATGTAAACGATTACATTTACAAAAAAACCGCAGAATTGATAGAATCGAGTCTGAATGCAGTTCAAACGTTAAAGGACAGCGTTGTACGCGGCAATGATCCGCGGGAAATCAGTTCTTTATCACAATTGATAAATGCTACTTCTAAAGCGATATCAAATTTAAATAGTATCAATTTACAAAACAAACAAAACAAAAATAATTTAGAGGTTAAAAAATTAGAAGTAGCCTCTAGGAATGATATGCTATCTAAACTTCCTCAAACAACCAATGTTCTGATAGCTACAAGGGACGAGATTATGTCAAAATTATTTGACAAGTCAACTACACCAAAGAAAGATAAAATGGAGATAGTGGATGTAGAGTTCCAAAAAAATGATTGAATATATTTGAATTAATTATCCAATATTCTTTATTTGCAATACTTGTGTATATTGTAATAAGGGAGATAAACAAACAATCTTAATCCGATTGTCTTTTAGCTAGTTCTTTTTGTAGCTCATCTAAGAAATTTATATGAGCTTGTGGTATGCTTTTGAATTGAAAGCCGTATTTCCTTTGTTTTAAATCTTTATACACCCTTTCAAGATCTTTTGTAGGTATTTCACTTAAAATGTTCGGAGAATCTTCGTCTGAAGAGAATCTATCATTTTTATGTTGTTCAATAGATTCAATAGCATTATCAAATACTGCTACAGCTTGTGGATTTGATTTATAACCCAATTTTGTCATGCTTAACCAATTATGGACTCGATCATAATTGTATTTGTTAGGATTCTCTTTGAGGAATGACAATACATACCTCACTTTATCATCAACATCTTTAATACTTCTGGCATTAACTCTTACTATTTGCCATGAAATATTAAATTTATTAGTTTTCTCTGTAATGTATTTTTTAAAGTTCATTTATTATATTACTTAGGTTGAAAAAATGACGGAATTGCTCTTTTAGTCCAACTAGCTTTAACGGTTTTACTTTTGAATTCGAAAGACTGCTTAGCTTTGTTGTAATAATTGTGATAACCTTGAACTGGATTCCCAGGAACTATGCATTCTGGATATGATACTCTGAAACATTGCGGTTGTTCCGTCAAGGAACCTTCTGGTAATTCAGGAAAATTCTTATAACACCATTCTATGAACGATTGCGTATAATGAATATCTCCAAATCTATATGTATACTCTTCACTTAATGCTTCAATATGTCTCAAAGCCCATTTAAAATTAATACGATTCTCCCTTACCCATTTAGACATTGGATGATTGTAATGACCATGAACTCTTGGTGTTCCTTTTTGAGTGCGTGGACAGTCTTCCTGTGTTAATCTCTCTAAAGGATAAGCAGCTGCTAAAAGTTGAGACCCTTCAATGATGATTTTATTAACGTGTAGATCCTGATAATACCTAGCAGCTTGAACAGGATCTTTGTCTAGAATGAATAAATTCATGAGGAGATGATATACTATTTTTAAGATAATAGTCAAGCAAATTCTTAATCTTTTTTGTTCTTTCTTCTATCGAACCTGTAACCGTAACATAATCATTGCCTCTCACATCTTTAATTTTATTTAAGATGATTTCATCTACTGCTTTTTGAAACTCTTTATCTGTCTGTCTTACCCCGTCATTTTCTATATCAAATTCTATGGGTATATAAAATACTTCTTGATATAGAGGTAAAAAGGTATTTACCTGAGTCAAAATCGCATCAAAGACATTATGACTTACTTTGTTTTGATTATAAAGATACTCTGTATAAGCATATCCATCTATAACACTACGATCTGCAAACCAATTATCTTCACAAAAAACTGCTACATGACTGCTCTCTACAATCATCTGAACAACATCATAATTGTTCCCTTCTTCATTAATAGACATTCCTGTCTTTTTAATCTTACGAGCTGAAGAAACATTAAAAAGACATTTAATATCCTTATAATCCAAATAATCCTGTAATGATTGAAGTAGCGTTGTTTTACCTACACCATGTGATCCTGTTAATGCAAATCTCATTTGTTATATAATAAAGAATATGCAGGATAAATCAATCTAAAAATTCAGCACCAAAAATTTTATTTGTATCGCCTCTAGACCAATGAGCTTGTTGTGCTATTTGGGATACATTGTTTGTAAATGCTCTTGTTTTATAAGAACCCAAAGAATCATATGTCCAAAGCTGATTTTTGCCTGGAGGATATAGATAGGCAACCATTGCATGGCCATGACATTTGTTATTCTCTTTCCAACTATATCTAAAAACTTTAGCCCATACACCATACTTGTTTAAAGATTGTTTAAAGATTATTGCTGTAGGTAAACAAGCATTTTGTTCTCGTTCAATCCAGAATTCTGGATTAGTTGGTGTTGATTGACATGCTGTCAGAATTGTTAATATTAATAGTAGAATGTATTTCATGTATATATTTAGGGAAAAAAATTACCTACCCCCTTTCGAGAGTAGGTAATGTGAGCGATGTGAGCCAGATTACATGTAGATTCTACCTGTATCAGGTACAAAGGCTGTGCCGAGACCACTGACAATGATTACATGGTAGTACAAGGAAGCGCCGAAGATATAATCTACGACTCCGTAACGGGTCATCAATCCTACACGAGGACTGAAGTCGTTAGGTCCAACTGTACGTTGAATCATAACAGGAATATAAGGACAGTAGACAATACCGGTATCGTAATACTCGGTACCTTTGTAACCAAGCAAGGCATACTCTAATGCATTCGCAGGATTGGTGGCTCCACCACGAGTGGTGAGGTTTTGAGCTTCAGTACGTGTGTCTCTATAGATTGTAAAACGTCCACCGAGAGTACCAACCTTGGCAATGCCAGTGGGTTGTGTATTCACGTTGCCGTTTACAGGCATCCATTGAAACTCAGGTAACATCTCGAGAATTGCACAAACTTTCGGGGTTGCGATAATAAAATTAGCGGAACCACGGCGATTGCGAATTGCGATACGATTAGCTTCAACGATGACCTTGGCGTAGAAGTCACGATTACGTTCTCCTAACCAACGAGCATCAGCAGAAGCTGCATACCAGAAACTATAACCAGTACCTTTACCAGCGTTAAGAGAGATCTGAAGCATTCTGATAATCATTTCACGGTCGATTTAGGCCTGAATTTCATAGCTCATCGCATTTGTCAATTCAGAATCTATATCCAATCAGTTCATGTTCTTCAAATCCTGCTAAAGTTCAACAGACCAACGAG